GTCCATATAGGTGCTTATTTCAAGCACTTATATGTCTTATAAGGTAGTTGATGGATCTCTATCCATCCTAGACGACCATTAAGGCCGATTTATGAATTGCTTGAAAAGCATTTCATTTATCCGTTAATTAATCTGTCTCTTAGCGAGACTGCTTTATTTAATATTTTTCTAAGTATATACGCTTAACTAACGTATTGGTATTGTAAATATTAACCACATTTACAAGTATGAAAGCTTAACTAACTTTCAAACACCCTTTTTGTCTATTAAAATATGTCCAAAACGACGGTTCGATCACTGTAGATCGTAGCCCGTGTCTTGTATATATTATACAAGGACTTAACTAACTAATTCAAGATAATTTTCTTTGATTTAACTATGTAATCTACATAATTCTATGCTCTACGCACCAGCATAGTCTTACAAATGCGCGATGATTCCCCATGTTGTATCGACAATGAAACATGGCTGAGTACTTGGCAGTTACCAGTACCACCTTGGGAACCTCCTTAATTGGAGAGGGCCCGCACCCCAGACGAGGGTGAGTAGTTGGCGTTCAGTGTAGGGCGTGATTATAAATATAGTATAGCTCAGGATTTAATTCCTTGTGAGCGCTTGATATAATTGCGTACCGCATTGGCGACCCAATGATCAGAGAGTTTCTAGTCTGCTCACTAGATAATGACTCAATGACGATCACGATTAAAGTCTAATATGTTTAACATAATTAATGTAAATTTGAAGCAGCTTGCTGCTAGTTTGTTATTTATTTATTCATGTGTACCCAAGACCCAAAGTTGCTTTCCCGTTTACTGAAATACTTCTTTCATACGAGCAATCGTAGAAAGTTGATTCAGTTCGTCGCCCATAAATATCATTTATTGGCCATGAACTTTTCAACTATTGCTACCCAACAAACCCAAATTGTTTCTTCTTCATTAGAGGGGGAACAAGCTTCGAACACCGGAGTAATTTACTCTAATCTTGTTTTGACTCCACAATCCGGAGATATTAAAAGTATCAACCGTAGTAAGTGGATCAAGAACAAAAGATACAGTCCAAAAAAGCCTGTAAAAAATCGTAAACTCAAACCGCAATCTGGAATTGATTTTACAAATCGTCTTGCATCGTTTTTACCAACTTTGCCAGGTATTGATACTAATCGTATTGTTTCCGAAATAGAGAACATTTCAGCGTTATTTATTGCATTATCAGAAACAGCATCTTTAAAACAATTTGCTGCTATTTTATTTTTATATTTAAAAACACATTGTTCAGGAAGCATTTTAACACAAGTTATCGATTATATTAAATCTGAATGTGACGTTGATGTATTGGAATCGCAAGATTCCTTACCATCACCAAAATGGATTAATCTCCTTAAAGATTGTAAAGACAATTGGTCAATTGTTATTAACAATCCTGCTTTTAAAAAAGTTTCTACTTTATTGAGTATGGTTGCCGCTTTAGGTTTATGCGATTTAGCCAAATTAAATTTTGATGTTAACGGCATTAGAATTTTTTCTGTACCAGCTTATAAGAATCATATTACTGCAATTGATTTTGCTGGTGCAGTTTTCGATACTATCTCATATTTTGTTGAAGGTGGATATAAATGTTTTATTGAAAAATCATTAACCCCCTTTATATTTTCTGATGATGCTTCACGAGAATTTGAAACAGATTATTTTCATATTATGGAGCTTGCTCCTTTTATGAAATCAGGAAATCTTCTTAAGAAGAAAAATATGACAGAGAATGATTTCGATTTTATTTTAAGTAAAGCTATTACTTCTGCTACTACTTTATACCATGCTGCTGCTGGCTCATGGGAAAAATCGTTAATTAGTTCGAGAATGATTCAATTAAACAAAATTAACGCGGATTTTATCACTTGTAGAATGGATGGTAAACTTCGTGAAGCACCTTTTGCTATTTATGTAGAAGGAGCATCCGGCGTAGGTAAATCGTCGTTTGCTGCTATCATTATGAGAGTCGTACTCTTAGCAAATGGTTTTGATGCGTCTGATGAACGTATTATGGCCATGAATGAAGCAGATAAATTCATGTCAACATATCGAACATACATTAATGGTATTTTTATTGATGATTTAGGTAACACTCAAGCACAGTTTGTGGAAACATCTCCTGTAGCTAAAGTTATTGAAATTATTAATAATGTACCTGCTTATGCTAATATGGCCGAAGCTGACATGAAAGGAAAAGTATCCATTGAACCACGTTGTGTTGTGGGTACTTCGAATGTGAACATTAATATTATTGCTCGTCAATATTCTAATGAACCATATTCTATTAGTCGTCGCTTTCCTGTACATTGTTTAATCTCTGTAAAGAAAGAATTTCAAATGACCGATGGTCGTTTGGATTCTGCAAAAGTGCACGAAAAATATCCAGAAGGTATTCCTGCTGTTCCTGATTTATGGAACGTTAGAATATCACTTCCTCATTTTGACCCTGAAAATCAAAATGTTCGTTTTATTAAAGAAATGAATATTGAAGAAGCAATCGCTTATATTACAAAGATGTCTCGCAAACATTTTAGTAATCAAGCGGATGTTGTTAATTTCGCGTCAAATTTGGATGAAAAAATGAATTTCTGCAAGAATTGTCATTTACCAGGCGCTATGTGCAAGTGTAAATTGACAGATCAAATGTTTGAAGTTCAGACGCAATATATTTCCGATGTTGTCTCAGAATTAGATATCTATAATTCGAGATGGTTATCGTGGACTAATTATGTTCCTTCACAGTGTTTTGATTCGCCTAAATGGCAAGCGTTTTTGACGTTTTTGAATCGTTACAATTTGTTACATGATGTTCGTCCTACCCGTAATATGTGGACGTGTTCCATGTTTATCGGAATTATTACCATGATGTGGAGTTTGTTTTTAGCTTTATGTTTGATTTTTGGATCAACATTTTTATTTGCCAGAAAACTTTATCTACGCAAGAATGTTTTAATTTCTCGTTTACGAGATGCGAATGGTGCTATGCCGTTAGTTTTTAAACGCATTCGTGATAATCATGTTAAATTTATTGCTGGTACAGGCTCACTATTAGGTGTTTTATATTTAATGGTGAAAGCCTATCGTAGTGCAAAATCACTTTCTACGCAGGGTATCTTAGCTCCCACTTCAATGGCTGATATAGATGCTCGCGATAAGGAACCTGATCAATGGGCAGAGGTTTATATTGAACCATTGCCTGTTACAGATATTGCTTCTCGTTGTACTCACGATCAATTAAAGGCCAATGTTTTTCAGAACTTGTTCTTTATGGAATTGACAGATTCCAAAACTAAACGCTTTGCTAACGCATTTTTTCCTAAGTCTAATTTAGCCATAATTCCGGCTCATATGTGGACGGAGGAAGAAATAACTGCTAAATTTTATCGTCGAGGTGGCGAAACAAATGGAGCTTATTTCAAATCTTGTTTAAGCAAGCGTTTTGCCGTAAAGGTTCCAAATTCTGATTTATATGTTGCATGGGTTTCCAATTCATGTAGCGTTAAGGATTTGAGCCAATATTTTGCTTTGAGTGAATATCGTAAAGTTCCGTTTACAATGATTTACAAGAGCAAAGACGGCGTTCG